GGCTCCTCCAACTATGAGTCCACCACATGCAGAGATGAGTATTGTTTCAATTCTCTTTATACTTGAATCCATATCATCAAAGCGGTTAAATGCAGTTTTCCATCGTTCCGCGCAGACTGCTTCATGTTTTTCAAGATTTTTTGCTACTGTCTCAGTATCCATCTCACCCTCTCCTTGTAAACTTTTGTATTAAATACATGATAATTATATCAAAATAACAACCTGATGTCAAGTACTATTTTCGTATGGTATAGATTTTTACAGGTTCTGACTTACCTTTGACAGTAACCTCGTCAAGAAACTCATAATCATAACCATCTACTAAACTGTACTCAGATATTATTAAGTCTGCGTCATATTCTTTACAACTAGACTCTAGTCGAGCAGCGAGATTAACAGCATCGCCAAGAACACTATAATCGAAACGTGTACTAGAGCCAAAGTTACCAACAACGCACGCCCCAGAATTGATTCCAGCACCTGTGTTAATTCTATCCAATCCTTCTTCAGCGAGTGTTTCATTTAATTTCTCCAAGGCTGTTCTCATTTCGATAGCCGCTTTTGTTGCATTTTCTATGTGATTTTCGTCAGGCAATGGAGCGCCCCAAAATGCCATGATGCAATCTCCCATGTACTTATCTATTGTACCTCCATGCTTAAGAATTATCTCAGTCTGATTGTCAAGAAAACGATTAATCAGCCTCGTAAGTCCTTGTGGATCTTTTTGGTATTTTTCAGAGATGGGAGTAAATCCTCGTATATCCGAAAAAAGAAAAGTTAGTTGTTCCGTTGACCCACCCAATCTCAGTAATGTTGGGTCTTTCTGTAATTTTTTTACTAAGTCTGGACTTACGTATGTCCCGAATTGTTGTTTAATTCGAAGTTTCTGACGATACTCGGATAAGAAACTCAGGAATGTATGAATACTCCAAAAGCCAACCGAGAGTATTACGATTCCTGTGACGTCAAACAAGTAGGAAGATTGATATAAATACCAGGCTCCACCAATACTACCACCGACAATGAGTCCAAGAGCTGGGATGGATAGATACACGCTTCTTGTGGCGAAGGCAAGTAGTAATAGTCCGAGAAAGGTTGCCAGTAGCTCGACTCCTGTCGCCCAAGTTGGCTGGGATGGAGCAGTACCAGTAATAAGATTATGAAGTATGTTTGCTTGAATTTCATGAGGGTATTTTGGCCCCGCTGGGGTTGGCACAGGGTTTGTTATACCCTCTGCAGTTGTGCCGAAGATAACGAATGGAGCTTCTATAGGATTCTCCATAAACTCCAATCCTGTTTGCTTGTAGAACTTTGTGTTCCAGTTTAAAAAGATACGACCATTCGCATCTGTATTCATTAAGGGGTAATTTGGAATTCTAACCCATTGCACGCCTTCTGGTGTTGTTTTTAGCTGGTACGAAGGATCGCCTACTGCGACTCTTAAGAGTTCCAAGGCGAAACTCGGGTAAAGTTTTGACTGCACGTTTACGACTAGGGGAATACGACGAGTAACCCCGTCTATTTCCGGTGTAGCGGTTACTACTCCTAGTCCCTTTGCCTTTGACTCCAGCGTAGGTTCTGTAGGTAAAATTCCTGGGTATTGATATAGCCATGGTGTTGGATCCTCTCCTAACTGGGCAGTTCCTACATGAGGATTGATTCCAGTTACTTGTGTCGATGCTGCACTAGCAAGGACTGTTGGTTTATACTGCATTCTCATTGCCATGTAATTATCGTAGTCTTTCCCACGAAGGTCAGGGTTTGGCATTAATACTGTAAATCCAGGTATAGCACTACTTGTTGTTATCAAGTCTCCATACAAAGACCTAGGAAGCGGCCAGCCTCCATATACTTTTAGTAAGTCTTCGTCAAGATCTACTATGAGTATGTTTTCGTTTTGTACTGGTTCGGTGTTCATAATCAGATAGTCGTAACCAATTAGTTCGAGTCTCTGCATAACACCAGGATTCCATATAAGTAATCCCATAAATAGTATTATTGTTATTATCTTCTGATACATCTTGTGTGTGCTTTATTCCATACTTTGTAATTATTATAAAGAACTAAAGTTCCTGCGCTATTTAACCATGCTAAATCTTGTTTTGTCCATACTCCTTCGTGTCGTAATGCCCAAATCGGAGATAAGAATACTGTTTTATGTGTAACCATGCGAACTACTCCTGGACGTTCTCCTAATAGTGGATTTGCTTCTTCAACACAGTCATACTTTAGTCCACGATAAGTACTATAAACATCTAACGCTTGTAGAGTATAAAATGCATACCACTGTGCAGGACTCGCTTCGTCTTGCCAATTTATGTTTTTAAATATTCTATTTTCTTCTTCTGCGAGTCTTATAAGTTCAGCGTCTGCCTCAACCTGAGCCTTGTCGAATCCGAATAGAGGAAGTGCCGCCAGAATTAAGAATAATGTTATAGCTTTTTCCATCTTGTTCAATTATTATGTTATAGCTTGTCTCACCGTTGAGATCGAGTTGTACACTTTGAGTAACGCTACGAATAAGTGTTATCTTTTCTGCATCACCAAAAGTAATTATCTGTGTTGTTGGGTCTTGCCCAAACAGTGTTCCTTGTATATCAATCTCAGAAAAAGCTTGTGAGCCTTTGTCTTCTTTTATTGCGAGTGCGTCTAATTCTTCTATAACTTCTAATAAGTCTTCGAGAAAGTTCACATCTAAATAATCTATATCTAGTTCATTAAAAGCTAAATCGTCTTCTGCAAAATAGTCAATATCTAACCCATCATAAGCGAGGTAGTCGATATCAAGAATATTGTCATTAGAGTCATCACTTCTAGTCTGTCCTGCAGTTTCTTCTTCATCATTTTTAGGTGGGCTCACAATGAGCATGTTATCTATGATATCTAACGATAGGTCTAAAATCATGGGTGAAGTTGGTGTACTTTCCCACATACTCGTAACGGTAGATTCATACGGTTTATTTAATACGACTTCTCCCATAGCGGTTGCTACTACAATCTCGCCTGAGGGAAGTCCCGTAGTTGTGTCTGGCAATAATATGACTAAGCTTCTCCCTAGTTCGTCTACGGTAACAGTAAAATCTGTTCCACGAATAGCTATTTGAGAAGTAGGTGTTTCAATCTTTATATTTTGTTTATTGATTGCTCCTATCTTACCAGTGATAAAACGAGCTGTTCCACTTGCAAACTTCATTGACATTTCTGACTTGCTTGGGTCAGGGTCAAAGATTACTTTGTCTATTACAAGTTTACTATGCTCGGTGAGTCGAACTTGACTATCATCTATGAATGTGATACCTAATCGCCCATTAGCTGTACGCACATCATCCATTTGCTGAATGTCAAATCCTAAGTCCGTTTGGTAGGGCTTGTCTCTTAAGACTTGCCCTACTCCACGTTGTTCTGTAATGTTTCCTATATCAGCATGTAGTGGTAGTACCACTATCATTCTGAATAACACAAATATTGCTATTAGACGCATTACTTTCAATTTTCAACCAGTCAGCCGCTAACGTTGATTGTTGTTTCAACGTCATATTGTTGTTACTTCCATCTAAGTCAAGATAGAAATACTTCGCATCTAATGAACTAGCTCCATATCCAGATTGGATAAAAGTTAAAGTGTTACTGTCGCCAAGAATATCCATAAACATTGTAGCGTAATCCGCATCAATGTCAACGGTTGCGTCATTACTATCACCATCAATAATCCAATCAATGTCCAAGTAACTTGCTCCTGAGACTTCTGCAATATCTATATCTGCAATATTGAATGAGCCTGTGATATCAATGTTTATATCATTGCTATCTGCAGTATTTAGCCCAGACGTATCCATGCTAAAATCCCATTGGTTTGAATCTCCATCAAACTCGAAGAAGCCAGTAAAGCTGTCACCAAGTATTCCATCGGTTAAAAACTTATTGGAGCTTCCTATTTGATTGATGTCGAGTGTCATATTGAGACCATTTAGTATTGCTGCTGTCATTGTTCCTGAAACTGCATTTTCACCTCCAATTATATTAGAGCCTCCAAGTTGTTCCAAGTCTATGGCAGCGTTATTACCTGTTTGGTCAATATAGATTTCATTGTCTGCGAACAGACCAACTGATAAAAACAAGGCTATTAATACCCTCATTTTATTCTCCCAAATAGTACTTCCAGTACCCTTTTTCCTGTCCCTTTCGTACAAGTTCAGTTACTGAAGTTTCAATAGCTGCTTGTAAAGCAATAAACTTAGGTTCGTTCATAGAGTTTCCACTCTCGACTTCTACTAAGTCATTTTCAGTAGTGAATCTAAAATAGTCATTACTTACTCCCACGGAAAGGATTGCTTTTGAAGTAAGGATGTCCAATAAGATTTCTCCTGTACTCACAGAAACTAACCTCATTGATACCACCACTGTATCCTCACGATATTGCTTAGAAGTTCCTATACCTAAATAGCGGGCTCCAGCACCCCCTGTTAATACATTTGTATTGTAATCTACAATACCCCCTTCAATGATGATTCCAGCGTACAGCAGTGGTAACTGTTTGTCTTCCTCATCAAATTTTTCACGAGTAGAACGAATTAACTGACGCTCTTTCGTTAAATGGTCGAGTCCTTTTCTTTCTACTACTTTGAAGAATCCAGAAGTCTTCAATGCACGTATGAGGTAGGCCTCTGGGGCTTGAGTCATAGCACTTGAGAAATCTGCGACTCCGTCTCTTGATTTTCTTTGTCCTGTTAAGTCTTCAAACTTATAGATAGCAACAACGGGCGTTCTTGCTGGTAATGGTAGATTTTGAATCTCTTTGGTAACTGGTTTTTCAAGTATGGCTGACCCTGAAAAGCATTTTGCTTCTCTCACAATTGTAACTAGATCTTTGTAGTCCGCTTGGGGGTTAGTTACACATGGGGATATGTAACCGTTGTGCGTTGCACAACTAGAAACCAAAGTCCCCAATAGGGACAGTAATAGTAGTTGTCTCACCAGTTGTCTCATTAAATATGGTCATTGTTATTGTAACTCCATCACTTGTCCAAGTAATTAAATTATCGAATAACTGAAATGATCCTTCTTCTGCAGGGTTTTCTCCAAATAGCTGGTCAACCAACTGTCTAGATAACTGTGCATATATTCTACTTTCAAAGTTCTTTATAAATCTTGCGAGAGTTGTGTTTTCTTCTTCTCTCTTTACTGCGTCAGCCAAGGCTTTTATCTCTGCCTTTACTGCGTCCTTCTTTGACATCTCTTGCGAGTCAATTGTCAAGTAGTGAGAGGATGTTCCAACTCCACTAAATGAAGGACTTTTAAATTTGTGTTTGATTTCATCTGCTCTTAATTCTACCACAAAAAGTAGAATTATAAGTACGAATATAATACCAATGACTATATTTGCAATTCTATTATTTACCTTTCCTTCGTTCATTTTCTTTTAATTGTAAAACTGTGTCCAGTTTCTTTTGCAGTCGTATCATGTCATTATCTAACATTCTTATCTGGTCTATCAGACTAAGAATTGTCATTTTCATTTCTGCGATTGCAGGGTCTATTTTTTCTGTAACGGTAGTCCAAACAAAGTATACAAAGTATCCCAGTCCAACCATTGCTACAATCGGGAATCCGAACTGTTGTATTGCATCAATCACGTCTTGCATCAATGCTCCCAGATTCTACGAAGTTTTCTGCTCTTGCTATTTTATCCAAGTCTGGAGTAAGACCAAGTGCGCTAGAGACTGACATATCAATTTTAATGATATCGTTATTCATAACTTTGATTCGTGTAATAAGCATCTTTGAGATGCCTTTAACTTCTTCTGTATTTCCGACTACATCATCCATAATTTTGCGAATGATGAGAAATATAAATCCACCCATAAATAGTGCAGCAGCGATAGGCGCTCCTACTTGTCCTATTATGTCAAAAGCTTCACTCATACAAATTGTCCTATAGTCCAAAACATAGACAACATAAAACCAAACATTGTAACCTGAATTATTGAAGCATATGTAATTTGCTTCATTGGATGCACATCGTGTAGTTTTTCAACCCAGCTTTCTGAAGGCGATAAGTTAACAATCTGTAATGCTTTTTTCTGCATTGCAGTCGCTGCGTCTTCAGAAGCCGATGCTAACTCCGCATCCACATCTGTAGGATTCTTTTGGGTTGTTGAATGTAAATTGTTCATTAAGTCCATCTGTTTTCCAATCTATTGTTATACCTTCTAAATAAGGCGCGCTTTGAGGGTCAACTCTAAATCTTATGCGCCCCCAATCCAGTACCAAATCATTTGAATAAGTTTCACTACAATAATCAAAACGATACTCCATACCACCGCAGCCGCCCCCAGTAAGACCAAGTCTAAAAACAAAGTTGTCCTCTGTGCTCGCTTTTTGTACAAGTTTAGTATACGCTTCATTTGTTATTTCTAGCACGTTTCTTTTTTCCATACATGAGTTTAACGACTTTAGTAAGTCGTCCACTTTTCATGATTTTATTAATTTCTTTCCACATTTTTGCTCCCAATCTTCAATAGCTTTACTTATACTATCTTCGGCAAGAACTGAACAATGCAGTTTTATTGGAGGCAACTGTAGTGCCTCTGCAATATCTTTATCTTTAATTAACTTAGCTTCCTCTATCGTCTTTCCTTTTAACATTTCTACGAACATTGTGGAAGACGCAATTGCTGACCCGCATCCATATGTTTTAAATTTAACATCAACAATTCTATTATTGCCTGGGTCTATTTTAATTTGTAATTTCATGACATCACCACAAGCGGGTGCTCCTGTCATACCAGTAGCTACAGTAGGATCTTTAGGGTCAAACCTGCCTACACTGAATTGTTTCGGGGAGTTAAGTACTCCCTCGAATCTTTCTACTACTTCTTTACTATACAACTTTTATTCCGAATACATAGTTTTCTGCTGCATTTTCTGCGTAAGTTTCACTATGTCCTTTGTAAAATTCTGTTTTAATTATGACTCCATGTTTGTCATAGAATCTGGCACCGTAGTGCCCATCTTTTAATACTGTGTCGGCTTTAAGGCCTTCGTTCCAATATGTGCTAAGTTCTTGCATTTCTTCGTCCCTCATATATGCGTACATTTATTTCAACAACTTCTCCATAAGTTTTCCGTAGTTACCTTGCCCAAATGGGAGTTCGTTGATCTGTACATTCGTCTGATTTTTGACGTTGGAGGTTTTTGCTTTTTCTAGTTCTGCCATCGCTTTGATTTCATCCATGCGCATCTTGTGCGCCATTTGTAATAAATCCGCTAGGTCTTTGTTAGTATAAATTTGCGATTCTTCTGCTTCTTCAAGCTTCCGTTCTATTATATCATCAAGTGTGTTCGCTAGCTTAAACCTATTTCTGTAACCTGTGTCTAAGTACACTTGATCTATGTATGCTTTAATTTCCCGTTTCCCTAAATATTCTTGAACGGTATTTTCGTCTAATTTCATGCGAAGGCATACGGCTTGTATGTTTCCAAGTTCTAGATAGTTGTTAGCTATTTCTAGACCCTCTGGACTCATTTTGGTTACTATTTCATTTTTCATATATGAATTATATCAAATTTTAATACTTGTGTCAAGAAATATTTTTGTTATCCATCATTATGATGTAATCTTTCGCGTCTTTTTACAAGTCTTTAAAATTTCCAAAAGTCGTACGTGAGGGGGAGTCAGAGCTCGGACGGGTGAGGGGGTCTAATAACCCCCTCTCTATGTCCCTATGATACTGCTACAGCTAGACAACCCACCATAAACAAAAAGCACAAGCCTAACAAATAAAAGACTATCATTTCATTTTCATTTAGATATTTAATTATCTTTCGCTTTGCTCTTTCAATTGCTACTCTGTTTTTCTTTTGTTGTTTTGTTAACATTTTTTCTCCCATTGTATAAGAACATTATACCCATTTTTTCTATAGGCTACTGCTCTCTCTTGTATATATGACATTTTGCCCCTTAGAACTATCATGCCCTTTTTATTATCACTAGTTATTATTAATTTTCCCATTTTTTTACTCCTATATTAAAATTATTAAACTAACCAAAGGAATAACAATCCATATAATTATATCAGTTATTAGAGAATATCTAAAATATAATTTTTTGCCAAATTCTGTAGCAACTGTTTCGATACCCTTTTCAAATTCAATCCCTTGATTTTCTAAGATTTTACAAGCATTTTCAAATGCCTTTACATCTTCGATATTCGCAGGGTTAAACCTTGTTTTTATTGTTAATTGTTTTTTAAATATTGTTTTCATAATTTTATTTTATACTCCTTAAAAAAAATTTGCAACACTTTTTTTAAATTTAATCTTGACAACATGGTTGTAAAATTTAATTTATAAATTAAATTTTACAACCTCGCTCAAGTTTTGTCAACGCTTTTTTGAAAATAATTTACCCTCTCGCCTACCACGAAACAACGAAAATGTCAAGAAAAATTTTCCCTTTCGCCTACCACGAAACAAGGAAAATGTCAAGAAAAATTTTATTTATTTTTTATACTTATACACAGGTTATCCACTTCACAGCACAGCGACAACTACATATAATAGACACATCAACATTATTAAAAGGAGAAAAAAATGACATTGATAAAAAAGAAAACTGAAAAGAAAACTTACTATTCTGATTTAACAAAATCAGCAATGGTAAAAGCTATCGTTGAACAAACAGGCTTAAAACTACCAGCACTTGATAGGGCTACTAAAATAGATATTGAAAATATTGCTAAAGCTCTCGGGGTAGAAGCTGATTATAAGACGACATCATAATGCAACAAATTTACATTGTAGCCTTGAAAAATCGAAGCGATAATTATATTACTAAGATTGGAGAAACAGAACAAGAACTAGAAAAAAGAATTATTGGATTTGGTTTTTCAGGTAAATGGAAACAGAGGGAAAAAGATGTTGAGATAATAGAAAAAATCGAAACATTTTTAGCCCCCTCTTTAGAAAAATTGGTTAAAAAACAATTAATGAAAAAATGGAAAGACCATAGATTGATGGATAAAAATTTAGGTAAAGGTTATACCGAATGGTATTATATGTCACCTAAAACTATGCAGGGAATCGTTCATGCTATGAAAAAGAAATTATACAAAGACGATTTAATTATAAATTATCTAGCAAATAAAAAGGAGAAAGAAAATGAAACAGCTTGAACTACAATTGAAAATAAAAAGGACATCATCATTTGATGATGTCCCCACGCTTAAGCAATTAATAGATAAACAAAAAGAAACGCTTAAGAAATTAAAAGATTTAGAAAAAGAAAGACCTAAACACCTTTCTAACTTATCAGAAAAAAATTATCAATTATTAAAAGAACTACACAAGGGGAAACTATGAGCATATTAAAGACTAATTTTTGCGATAGGCTAAAAAATCCCAATCCACTAATTTGCATTTATGATTTAGATGGAACTGTTATTGATTCATCACATAGAGCAACGCATGACGCACAGGGGAATATTAATCTTGATGATTGGAAAGCTAAAAACACTAAAGATTTTATTTTTCAAGATTCACTTTTACCTTTATATTGTCAACTGCAAAAAGATTATAAACATGGCAACATGGTTATAATTTGCACAGCAAGAGAACTCGGAAAATGGGACATGGAATTTATCCATTTTCATAATATTTATTATGATAGAATTATTTCAAGACCAATTGGAAATACTACAACTGATAGCATATTAAAAAAATCACAACTAAGGTATCTTTTTAATTTGCCACAATATAAAAATAGGTTAAAGGTTTTCTATGATGATAACCTTAGCAACCTATCAGCGATTGGCTCATTAAGGGCAGTTGTTAGAAATGCTAACATTTGGAATTCTAACCATAAAAATGCTAAAAGATACGCTTAAAATAATTTGAAAATAATTTGAAAAAAAGCTTGACTACTAGGGCAAAATCGCTGATAATATTTATATTGATTGAGAGGGAAACAATCGAGAAGGAAAGCAACTCTCTGAACTCCAACGACAGGGGCAACCTTGCAACTGAGAGGAACGAAAACGCGAGAACTTCCAACCCCCTCCAAAGCTTCGAAAGATAGCACCGAGCAATCGACCTTTCTGAGAAGCTATACCGAGAAAGAACTCTCAATTAATATGCCGAGAAGGTGGACTCATTAGAGATTATATCAATTTTGCTGAACACCTTCGAGGCTCTAATGTTCGTATAAATAATTATCACTCCTTAAAAATCCCTGAAAATTTTCGGGGATTTTTTTTGCCCAAAGAAAAAAGCTGAATGAGAATCATTCTCATAATGATAATCATTCTCATTTCGGATTTTTTAACAGCGTTCTCCTGCGCCAGAGTGGAAAACCGACAAGTGGAAAAGTGACGCCTCCGCGCCAGTGAGTGAAAAACCGATGAGTGCAAAGTCTATCTGAAACGCAGCGCGTTATCCACAGGTTATCCACAGGTCTTCCACAGGCGCGCCCATTATAACATACCTTAACGGGTTTGTCAAGGGTTTTTTCAAATTTTTTTAACTTTTTGAAATTGGCAAGTCTCGCCCCCGCTGCAGCGATAGTAAGCACTTACTATCATTTATAGGCAATAAAAAACCCGCTTTCGCGGGTGTTTTGTATTAGGACACTTGTTCTATTAATCTTTTGATGGTTTGAGCATTTGCTCTTTCTAGACTGTTTAAGAAACCTTTGTCTAATCTCATTGCAACTTCTAATTCTGCCACTAATTGTGCTTTGGTTTTGTGGACTTTTTTCGCTTTTTCGTTTTTCATCTTGTTCTCCTAAATATGATGATATTATACAGGAAACATTTGTCCTGTCAATAGGTAAAGCAAAAATAATTCAATTATTTTAGGCAACTTTTGTCGACTTTGCCAAATCGCGCCGATTTTACCACACTTTGTCGGGGCTGTCAAGAAGTTTTTTCGATTTCGACTAATTATTTTTATTTGCAGAGTCTATCACAGCAGGGGGACAGCAAACCCTTTAAAAACGTCGCTTCAGAAGAGTGGCGCCTGCGCCAGAGTGCAAAACCGAAAAGTGCAAAAGTAGTGCAAATTTGAAACAAGTACGAAACTTCGCTGCAGCGGGTCTATAATAAGGTTATTTATATTTTAGCACGGATTTGCGCGGGTGTCAAGAGAAATTTGACGAAAATTTGCCTTTTTTGCGGCAATTCGAGCGAAGCGAGGTGGTTTCGCGTCCCGCCCCCCGAAGTTCCGATGCGATGTTTTACAATAAAAGTACATTTTCTATTGACAATCAGATATAAAGTGCGTATAATATACATATGTTTGAAAGCAAACGCAGTTTCTTGAAAATAAATCAAAGTTTCTGTTGACAAACACAAACAAAGTTGGTATAATATATTTATATTCAACAGGAGAAAGAAAATGAAACAATCAAAATCAAAGTTTTTTACAAATCTCCTTGACAATATAGAAAATTTATACTATAATAGACTTATAAACAAATATTTTGGGAGAAATACAATGGCAAACGCTAAAAATTACACAGAAGAAATGGTTTCAGAAATGACTACAGCATACACTGAAAACCCTACTAGAGACACTGTAGACGCACTTGCACAGCAGTTCGGCAAAACAACTAGAAGTATCATTGCTAAATTGTCAAGAGAAGGAGTATACCAAGCACAACCAAGAACTACTAAATCTGGCGAACCAGTAGTAGCAAAGAGTGAACTTGTAGCAGTTATCTCAAAACACTTTGGAATTGAACTACCTACACTTGCTAAAGCAGGTAAGCAAGACCTACAAAGATTGGTTGACGCAATCTCACAATAAGAGTCAAGGAGTGATTGCCCTAAGTAATCAAATTTTAAAGAGGGTAAGTGTCTACGGAAGCACATCCACTGGGAAAGTAGTTGGTTCAACTCCAACACCCTCTTCAAAGTTTTTTCAAGTTCTCCTAAAATAGTTCTTGACAAATGGTTGGAGAGTGAGTATAATATACTCATAAACAAGAAAAAGAACCCGTTGGGATTGAGTAAAGTTTCTACTACCAAAAAGTAAAAAACTTAAAATTCTTCTTGACAAGAGGTTAAAAAGTGAGTATAATATATATTCAGAAACAAAGAAAACAACATTAAATCGTAAAAATTAATGTTTCAGCAGTGACCCACTAACATCTAGTCAGAGAAGTGGTAGCGAAAAAATAAGCGAGAGTTGTTTTCTAAGTGAGGCATCACATAAAATATTGCCGTAAGTTGGTTTGGTGTTTACAGGAGTCGTACCAGAGCATAACACCCGATAGTTTGAAGTCGTATGGAGACATATTTCTCGCAAGAAAAGCAGAGTCCATACCCGATTGAGTTGTCGGTGAAGTAGTGATAAATTGATACACTCACCAGTAATTCCGTACTCTCCAACATTTTGCTTGGAGTAGATTAAGGTTGTAAGTGTGAAGTTGTATCTAACACTAAATGAGTTTATCGGAACTTTAAAGTCTTGAGAATTGAGTTGCATCATCACAAGTAAAACAGATAAATGCAAACAGTAATTGAAGCCAGATTACGACTAAACAATCGGTGGAGTGAGGAAACCACGCCTGTGAGTTGTTCAGAATTACAGAGGAAGCATTGCTTATATTCTGTCCGCGAACTTCCACTAAGCAGCAAACCAGTCTACTTTGGTAAGTATGAAAACTATGGTATGCGTACGCTGTAAACCCTTAGCAACAGTACTAAGACCTTGTCGGTAGCAAAAGTCTTGGGGCGATTCAGTTTTAACTGTCAAACCAAGCACCTTGTCGTGAAACACTATCAATTAGACTTCAGTGTGCAAGTAGTAGGGTGTAGATACCGAGAGTAGCATTTCGATGTGAAATTCCGAGTCTTAATCCCACGCCGCCATCTGTTAGGTTGAAAGAAGCGAGTAGCATAAGGGTCGGGGCAAGGAGTCAGTGTGTTGGGACTCCATGTTAATCTGCGGAGAGGGGCAGTTAACAACTTAGTAGTAAATAAATGGAACGATATCGACAAACTATGTTCAACCATGATACTACGAAGTGGGACAGGTGTGAGATAAAATGCCGACTCACCCCACAGAAATAAACTCAAACGCGTTATGGGAAGTAAGGATTAGGCAACGCCAACAACTTACTTCCCTTTTTTTGCTTCAAAAAAACTTAACATCAAAATTCCCTACCTAAAATAAAATAGTTCTTGACAAGTCAGTCAAAATCCAGTATAATATATGTATCAAAAGAAAAAGGAAACCACATATTCCGAACTGAATGTATGTGGTGGTCACGCCAGAACGTGCACGGCAGAGTTGTGGACTGCCCCAAGTTTAACAATTTAATACAGGAGTACAGTATGCCAGCAAAATTCAAAGCGAGTGCAAAAAAATATATCAAAGGAGTTCCAGCAGCAAAATTGCCATACGAACACTTTTATCTTCACACTATGAAGAAAGAAGAACTGTTCGAAGCAATCAACAATACTAGAACTAAACCAAAAGTGAGACAGAAGTGTCTAAACGAACTAGCAAAACGCAAAGTTCAAGTAGTGTGGGTAAATCCAAGTGAGGTGCAATCATGAAATGGGGTGGCAAAGCAAAACATACAAGTCATGTGAAGAAAACAGCACAAGGTGATAATCATGAACACATTAGTTTGAATATGAACAAAAGCAAAAAGCGTTCGTTCAAAAAATACAGAGGGCAAGGTAGATAATGGATTTAACAGTAGTAATTCTAGTCGGAATGTTCTTATTATATATGTACTTTATAGATAAGGATAATTGGAGTGGGTAAACTGATTAAGTTTCCTATGCATCGCACTGAGAAGTATGTAATACTAGAAGAACTCAAAATGCAGGAAGAGGAGATAAAAATGTGCTTAGATGATATTGAAGCACTTAACGACCACATAGTTGATTTAACAGCAGAATATGAAATGTTGTTGAATCGACTGTGTGAATTACAAAACATTGGTGATTTAAGTGATAAAGGGAAGTATGATGATGGAAAATAGTAAACAATGGCAAGACAGCTCAGATGGCTGGGTTACTACTATGAATAAGTCAAAAGAAAACAAAGAAGAATACAAAAAGTATTTCGAGGTAACAAAAAATCCAGTTCCTTATAGAGACTGGTTAAGAGAGGTAAAAAAATAATGATTAAATGCTCTATGATGTATGACCAACATGGTCGTAAACGTAAAGTAAAAAAACTATACACTAGTAAGAAAGCGAAACCAAATTTCGCAAAACAAGAAACAAAACAGTTTAAGGAAGCGAGTAGCATACCTAGTATGCCTATCGGAGAGTACAAAGTACCAGTAGATAACTCGTACAAGAAAGACATCAGTAAGCAGTACACAGTATCCATTGCTTACAACAAAGGTGCATACCAAGTGATACCAAAGAAGGAGATAAAAGACATTGGCAAGTAAATATAGTAAACATTACGCTGTAGGTATGCGAGCGAATGGTAGTAAGATAACAAGAATAGCATACCCACAAAATACAAAGAAGAAGTTTGAACATTGGGAATGTCCTGCTAGAAATAGCGTAGAACACATGGATGTGGAATTAGCAGACGGCAGAGTAATATCAAGTAAAGATTTGATATTAGAAAATAAGTTTAAAATAAAAGATGTAGCAAAACTAGACAAGTTTATATCTGATATAAGTGAAGGTGTAGCGTGAGTAAGATAAATGATTATGCAAGATTTGTAGACTCATGCACATCTTCAGTAAGTAAAGATACTACCAAAATGTGTGATAGAGTAGAATATCTACGAGGAAATTATTCAACAAAAGGTGGTGAAGTAGTAGAGCAAGAAATAGATATGGCAAGATTGATGACTGCACTGATAGGAATGATGGCAGAGTCAGGAGAGTTTGCTGAAGTAGTGAAAAAGAAATTATTTCAGTCAGATAGTAAGTTCTCAAACGATGAGATTTTTCATATGAAAAGAGAACTAGGCGATGTTCTATGGTATTGGGTGCAGGGTTGTAAAGCATTAGGTTTTACCCCTGATGAAGTAATGGATGAAAACATTAGGAAACTAGAAAGTAGATATCCGAATGGTTTTGAAGTAATAAGAAGTGAAATAAGAAAAGAGGGAGATATATAATGGCAAATCATGTTTATTTTAATATAAATATAGAAGGACTGACTGAAGAACAGTATGCCTGTTTGTTCAAAACTGAAGAAATAACTAGAACGCGTGAAGATGGTTCAAAGTGGTCAACACATGAGTTATTAGAAGTTCACGAACAACCTTTTATGTCTAATGTAGAAAGAACTTACGACAAAGAGGGTTGGTTAGAAAACTCATATCAATGGTATTGTGATAACTGTGGTGCTAAATGGGTAAACATTGAGGACTGGGAAGGTGGAATGATTACTGGATACAGTGCTTGGTCTATGCCTACACCAATGGTAGAGAATATGCTTACCTATGCAAGTGCTAAGTTCAATACTGTGTTAAATGCAACTATGACTTATGAAGATGAGTATAGAAACTTCATAGGTAGAGACGAGTTTGAAACATACGCAATGGATGGAGAATGGGGCTGTTCAACTTGGGAAGGCTACATTGATGGAAATGAACTTACTAAAATGGTAGAAGAAAAGTTCGATTGCGATTGTGATGATAATGACTTTCAGTGGTTTGAAGAATATAAAGACACTGGAATATGTCCACAAGAGTGGCTAGATGAAGTGGTGGATAACTTTTGGAAGACAGGAGAACTAAATGACTCAATATGATGACTTAGTAGAAAAACGAAGACTCTATCTAGAAGCAGAACAATGGGGGAATGAAATAGCCCAGCATTATGTATGCAAAGGAGGTGTAGGAGACTTAGGTTTTGGAATGGGGTACTTTATATACTATAATAATGGTGCAGTCCATAAACTAAGTAATAATAAAATAACTATAGTACAACATCAGATGCCTATAGAAGAAGTAATGGATGCTTATTGGAGGAAAGACTCATGAGTGATAAAGAACTAGAATTTTTTGCTTGGGAACAACAGTACGGAACTGAAGAAGCAATAAGAATAGCAGCAGAGGAATGGGGTACTAGTGTGCCTCAAGTAGCTGCCAAAGTAAGAGAATGGGAGGATAAAACAAAGTGGGTATAAACTATACACAAGACCAAGTAGAGTACATAAAAAACCAATATAGACTTAATCCTAGTAGAGAAACAGTACAAAATCTAGCAATAGAACTAGATAAGAGTGTAAAATCTATAATAGGAAAACTATCTAGAGAAGGAGTCTATAAAAAGTCCGAGTACACTACAAAAACAGGAGAAAAACCAGTCACTAAACTAGAATTAGTAGAAGAACTAGCAGAAAGACTACAAATAGACAACACAGCCCTAGCGGGGTTAGAAAAAGCTCCGAAATCGGCACTGAAAGCACTAAAGGAGAACATATGAGAATAGCCAGAATAAATCATGAATTAGTAGAAAAACATGGAAAGTATGCTGAAGTAATCGAGCTACTAGAGTCCCCACGGGGTTATCAGGCACGAGTCAAATTCGGAGATGGTCATAGAGCAATTCTACCTGTAAAAAATCTAAGAATGATACAGGCAGAAAATCTTCCTAGAACTAATGGAAGTTGGTTTTAATTGTGGAATTCATAAATTAAGGGGCTTTACGTCCCTTTTTTATTGCCTTAAAAAATTGCGGTTGGCGGAAGTCGGTGTGGTTGTGAATGGTTTTGTAGTAATTAGTAGTTATTGTAGAATTTTAATAAAGCCACGAATTGACTTTAGTTGATACTTGGTTGTATCTTGTTGATTGGATTATACAATTAACACTCTGTCATTGTCCAGATTAGATGTTCCGCTGTCACTCTCGCTTTCGCTTCGTTCCAGCGTCATTCATCAGTTAGGACTAACGAGTGTAATCGGTAGTTTGTATTGACTATATAATCAAATTATGTATTTATTTTATCATACTTTTCAACAGAAAGCAAGAACTGTTTTTCTCAGCAGTATGATTTTGTGGGTTGGGACAAGGTTAAATATCGAAAAAATATTTTTTGGTATGAATTAGGATTGTACAATTTAGTGATATTTTATGGAAAATTTTCTCTAAGGTCTATGCCTCATTGAGATTTTCTTTCGTGTAGCGAGTTCTAATGCCTTTTGTTTGTCTAACTCTCGTGAACGCTTCCTATAGTTATTCGTTTCATTTCTTTTTCGATTGGGTTTTTCATAGTACTCTTTCTCTCTGCATCGCTCTTTGATTTCTGCTTTGAGGCATTTTTTACGAAAAATTCTCAATCCTTTCTCGAAGGACATTCCTTGTAGATTAATTGAGGGCATCTGCTCTCCTATTAAATGTCCATCCACGCTTTCTTAGATAGTAGACTTTTGAAACAATGGAATCTTCACTTCTCTTGAGATTTCTAGCGAGTTCTTCTATCGGCATCACATTATAGTGCCGTTTCAAATAGTCGAGTTCCTCTGTTGTCCATTTATTCATAGTCATATTATACTCGTTTTTTAACTGAATGTCAAGAACTATTTTTAAGTGCCTTGAACGCTTTCATTGAAAAGTTCTTCACTAGCAGTTGCCCTTTCGTGTTTCGAAAGTGTTCGAGTAAGTAATCGAGCAGAACTTTGCTTTCAACATATGCGACTTCTTCGACTGTCACACCAATAACTCGAGCGCAGTATGCTCCTTCCCATTTAGATACTTTTGTAGTAATCTTATCTTCCCAACTCATGCCGTTTTGCATTTGTCTTGTGCCAAAGTTAAAATTAAATTGGTCAGTATGAGATACTTTGTATTCAAATTCCCGTCCTTCTTCATCAAATGCATCAGCGTTTTTATCTCCATCTACGAGTGTATGACCGAGATGATGTGCGAGTGCAACTTCTCCAATGCCTCCCTTTGTAAGTTCGACTCCTTCAGGAAGTTCTGCAAATGCTTTGTGTAAATATTCTATTGCTTTTTTATATTTCATA